AAGAAGTCGCCAAGCGTCTCGGCAAGAATAAAATGACGATCTATCGTTGGATCTGGCAGAAGAAACTCGAAGCAATCAAACTCCCCGGCGGAGGAATCCTCATTGATGAAATTGATCTTCCAACTTTTATGAGAAAAGGAAAATATGGAAAATAATCTTCCGACTCCGAAACAGGTTGCCTATATTCTAAACAACCTTCCAAGAGACGGCAGTCGGGAAGTTGATTGGTTTTACCACCACCCAAACAGATCCCTTTGTTCCGAAGTGATTGCGATCTTGGAAGATAAGATTTTGGGGAATTTGGAATTTAGAATTGAAAGCGCCAAAGATCTCTTGAAAAACGAAATGAAAATCAGAAAGGAGGAATAATATGCCAGTAATGATTCACGGCAACAAATATGTGACAGTTGCCGAGAGGTTAAAACTTGCTCAAGCCGACCTTGAGTATGTCGTCACTAATATCATAACCAATGACGAGAATGAAGTTTTGGTCAAGGCAGTCATCAAGACCAAGAAGGGAATGTTTGTCGGTCACGCATCGTCAAACAAGAAATCTCCGGGAATTGAGGGACAGTCCCCGGTTGAAGTTGCCGAGACATCTGCTTTAGGCCGGGCGTTAGGATTTGCCGGATACGGAGTAATTGATGGGATAGCAAGCGCCGAGGAAATGAAAAAGATCCCGACTAACTTTACTTCTAATAAGTATCCTCAATCCGGCAGTTACCGCTTAGCCAGACCAAATTATCCAATAAAGAAAATGCCGGTGTCAGAGGAAGATTTAGGTGAGTCAATGGAATCGTTAGTTGGAGAACATTAGTTGAGTTTTTTTGCGGTAGTCTAATGACCGTCAACCGGAATTAGGCTACCTTAAAAGAATTTAATTGGTGGGGGGAGGTGAAATTATGGAAAATCAAAAAAGAAAAAACGGAATGAAAAAAGGCAGTCGAATAAATGCCAAAGCCGATTTTGAGAAGGCTTGGGGATTAAAAGAGGTAATGGGCGACAAGATTAGCAAGACTGAAATTGCCAAAGTTTTAGACCGCCCATACACAACTATTTTAAGATGGTTTAGTCAAGGGACAAAGGATTATAAGCAGTATTGCAAGCAAGTTTATGACCAGTGGATGAAAAGTAAAGCAAAAAGAGTAAGTGCTTCAATCGGACAAGTACCGCCGGTTTTTTCACCAAGTGATTCAGGAGTCAGAACCAATGGTGAGGTGATCTCAATTACTAAAGGCGATTATAACCAAATGATTCACAAACTTGATTTGCTTTTGGCACAGACATCTGAATTGGCAAAATTAGTGAGGATGGTCAATAATAACTTTGTTGCCATAAAAGGCGGTGGAGAGGGATTTGTAAGAAGGATTTTCAAGTAAAGAGTAAATGAAAGTTAAAGTAGGAAATAAAAAGGTTGATTTAAAAGATTTTATTAGGGCAGTTGTAACTAATCTTGATAATAAGATAATCAAGTTCAACATTAAAGACGCTGAATATGACGCAAGGGTGAGGTTTAAAGTTAAACAAACGCTTTAATTGATATATCTTTTACAAAGGGGGTGAGTTAATTGAATCCAGACCAAATTAAACAAATTATTGAAACAGTCAAAACCTTAAACATAAACTTTAACGATGCAACAACCCAAAAGATTGCAGATGCGATTCTACCAGTTGTTAAACTTTATCTAATTAAAGGAATTATTGAGATTGTCCTTGTTTTAGGAGTTGTTTGTTTTGTGGCAATCCTTATTTATAAATTCTTTTCTACTCTTATTGCAAACGAAAAGGAGTTAAACCTTAAAAGAATTGAGAAAGACAAAAATGATTCCGATTGAGTTTAATTTATGAGATAGGATTTGACTAATTGCCGACTTTGGGATTATGATTTGGTTGATATGCCCGCTCAAAAAGCAAACGCATCCCCGGCTGAAATAAGAGTAAAGAGTACTCCCCCATTCAAACTAAAAGATAGACCGAACCGCCAATATATTGCGCTTAACTTCAAAGACCAGTTCGGGTTTAACCCGGAAACAATCATCATTGAAAAAGTAAGAGGATCTAATAATGCCCTAATTGTCAGGGCAGTCCTAACGCCGGAAGAAATCGCCAAGGAAGAAGGACTTAAAAAATTGGCGAAGGCTCAACATCCTGCCAATGAAAACATCGTACATAAACCTTAAAGATATCAATGATCTCCAAGAGAGGATAATGCTTTTTGTTGATCTTTGGGTTCACACCGAAAAGACACCAGTCCCCTTGAATATGATTATCGCCCGGATGAAAGCCGATGGCGAAAAACCCTTCACCACAGTCAATGCAATCAACACGCTTTTGAAGAAGGGATACATCCGCCGGGCATTTGTTGTCTCAAATAAGACATTTTTTGTGCAACTTAGGAGGGTTTGACCTATTAGAATCGCTTATATGACCAGTTTAGGGAGTGAGAGGTAGGGTAAGTCCACTTAAATTAAGAAGGTTTTTAAATAATTGAGGCTGGAGGAGGTGAGTTTGTGCTAGAAACACATAGTCCAATAAAACAAAGTCCAAAGATATTACGGCCGATCGGAATGGATTTCCCGGATGCAATCAGGCTAGTAATTGCCGGAAGCAGGATAACCAAACTTGAATGGGATAACCCGGAAATCTATGGAGTTTTGAAAGACGGATTCTTAATCATTCATAACAAAACAGGCGATCATCGGTGGACAGTATCGGAGGCCGATCTTATTGGATTGGATTGGGTATTAGTCCCTTATTTGCCAACGGAGAATTAAAATGAATCCAACAGAACCCAAAGATATTACAGCATTGGAGAAAGCCTTTGATAATGATTTAGATAATGTGCTTTTCTTTGTCTCTTGGGTAAAGAATGGCCGGAACGCCACTAAAGCCTATCTGGAATTGAATCCGAATGTTGATCCGGCATCAGCGCAGGTAATGGGATCAAGGAGATTAGCAAAGATCCCGGTTGGTGCGGTTATGAAGTGCTATGGTCTAGGTTTGGAAGAATACTTTGACCAGTTGAAAGAAGGACTTGGGGCGATGAAACTGGAAGATCTGTCCGGAGAGAAAGTACCAGATCATGCTACCCGAAAAGGATACCACGACAAATTAGGGAAGTTATTAGGAATGGAAAGGGATCTTGGTATTTCAGTTTATGCAGATAAAGTTGTAGCAATCTTAGGAGGGGATAGCGTTCATGGGATTCGTGAGGACAACAGCGACACAAAAACTGTTGAAGTTAAAAAAGAGGATTAGGGCAGTTTCCGGCGGAACATCGGCATCAAAGACAGTTTCAATTCTTTTGATTCTGATTGATTACGCCCAAACTCTGCCGAATAAAACTATTTCGGTAGTTTCTGAAACCTTCCCACACCTTAAAAGAGGTGCGATGAGGGACTTCCTAAATATCATGACGGATCAAAAGAGATTCAATGATAAGGATTGGAATAAGACCGATTGCGTCTATACTTACCCGACCAAATCAATTATCGAATTTTTCTCTGCCGATCAGCCGTGGAAAGTCAAAGGGGCAAGACGAGATGTCATCTTTATCAATGAGGCAAACAATGTGCCTTTTGAAACTTATGAACAACTGGAAGTCCGGACAAGGGATATTATCTGGATGGATTGGAATCCGGTTAGTGAGTTTTGGTTTTACACCGATGTCTTGCCGACTCAAGATTGCGACTTCATTACTTTGACTTATAAGGATAATGAAGCACTAGAACCTTCGATTGTTGCCACCATTGAATCCCGGAGGAATCGGACTAATTGGTGGAAAGTTTATGGTTTGGGGGAATTGGGAGAAGCCGAAGGCCGGATCTATGTTGGTTGGCAAATGATTGATACTCTGCCGTTTGAAGCAAGACTTGTTAAATATGGTTTGGACTTTGGTTACACTAATGATCCGACTGCCGTTGTTGCTGCTTATAAGTACAATGATGGATTCATTCTGGATGAAATCCTTTACCGCAAGGGATTATCAAACCGCCAGATCGCCGACTTTATGCTAACCCAAGAGAAAGCATTGATTGTTGCCGATTCTGCCGAACCGAAGTCGATTGACGAGATCCATTCTTACGGCTTGACGATTGTTGGATCGGGGAAGGGCAAGGACAGTGTTTCCCACGGAATCCAGTTTGTCCAAGAACAAAAGATCTCCGTGACCAAAAGAAGTCTTAATCTTTTGAAGGAATACCGCAATTATCTTTGGCAGACTGATCGGGATGGTAAAGTAATCAATGTGCCGGAGGATATTTTCAATCATTTTATGGATGCCATCCGATATGCACTTGCATCCGGCAAGACAGTTGAGTGGAAACCATCAGATCCGGGGGGAGTCTTGCCGTATTGGGAAGGATTACCCGGATGATAGTTGCCTTTAAATAGAATGATAGTTTAATCTTTAAATATAAAGAGACAACAAACTTATTATCAAAGGTATTATTCCGAGCATAAAGACCACAGGAGAGAATATAATAGGGAATATGCTCGGAGGATGAGAAGTGCTGCTTTGGAAGTATTGGGAGGGAAATGCGTTGTTTGCGGTTTAGATGATTGGAGAGTTTTGCAAATAGACCATATAAACGCTGGAGGTTTTAAGGACAAAAAAATGATAACACAAGGATACTGGAAGCAAGTTATCGAAAGTTTTTTAAAAAAAGAAAACAAGTATCAATTATTGTGTGCTAATTGTAATTGGATAAAGAGATTTGAAAACAAGGAAACCAAAAAAATGAAAGGATTTTAAATATGGCAGAAGAAATTAAACTCGAAGATCCAGAATTGAGGATGCTTCTTCTTAATAAGGAGTCTGGTTACAATTACCAACAGCGCCGGAGACCGGACTGGACGGATAACTACGAATTATTCCGGGATAAGGTTACTTATAACCGACTCACCCAACGCCAGTCAGTCAATCTTCCTTTGATGAAAACCTCGATGCTCACAGTCCTCACAGTCATTGATGATTTACCTTTGATAGTTTTTGAGAATTTAGATAATGAAAAAGAGTCAGAGATATTCCAGAACGAATACTGGAAATTCACCGGCGACTATAACAACTTTGAGATCCAAGACATTGTTGACAAAAAGCAGGAGTTTCTTTTTGGCCGGACATTTGACCAATGGCAGATTGCCGATGGCAAGATCAAGATGACTGTCGAAGATCCAATGGATATTTTGATTGACCGGTATTGCGATCCGACCAATATCCATTCAGCAAGGTATCTGATTCACACCCACATCTTTGTTCCTCTGGCTTCTCTGGCTCAAAACCCGGACTATGACCAAGCCGAAGTCAGGAAATTGCAGGAGTTTTATGCCACCGAGCAAGGTTTGATTAAGAAATCCGAGAATCAAAGGATGATGAGTGAGAAGAATCAAAAGATGGCAGACTTAGGTGTGCCGGATATCGAAAGTCCGATTCTTGGTGAGACTTATGTTGAGTTAGATCTTCAATTCCTTAAAAGAGAAACCGGCCAAGCCGGATTGCCGGAGACAATCAAAGAAGAACAGATTTACCTTTATGTTTCAGCCGATGACCAAGTGATCTTAATGAAGAAACCGCTTGAGGAAGTGATCGGGACAACCGGGGATCATTTCTGGCAAAACCACTATCCCTATTGCACTTGGGCAGAGGATATCGAAAGGCAGGACTTCTGGTCTGACGGCAAGGGAGATATCATCAGGACTCCGAATAAGATCCTCAATTCTTGGATGAGCCAGTTGGTTGAGAACCGGACTTTGAGAAACTTCGGGATGCACTACTATGATTCAACGATCGAGGGGTTCACCCCATCAACTTTTACTCCGATTCCGTGGGGTTGGTATCCGATTCCCGGCAGACCAGCCGATGTCTTGCAAAAAGTTGATATTCCGGATCTTTCAGAGTCGTTAGATGAAATGATGTTTGTCAGGGATTTGGTTGAAAGGGCAACCGGCGCAACAACTATCCTTCAAGGAATCCAATCAAAAGGGAATATGACTCTTGGAGAGATCCAACAGTCATTGGCACAGGCTCAACAGGCGATCAAAGGGACTTCCAAATTCTATACTAAAGTCTGGAAGGATCGGGCATTGTTATTCCTCAAATTGATCGAGGCAGCGCCGGAGAAACTGGATGCGGTTAAGATCTACAAGCAAGGAAGAAACACTAATGATATGTTTTTGAAGGAGATCTCCCCGAAGGATTGGATGACTGAATCAGGATACAACATCAAAATATGGGCGCAGGACGAGAAAGAGACTCAAGATACCAAGTCACTTGAGAAGATGAGTACCGCAGTGGTCAACATTCCGGGCAATCCTAAGTTGATTGACCTTTACCAAAGGAAACTTTTAGAGTTTTCCGGTCTTAATCCGGATGAGATCAATGACATTATGCAGTTTGAGACTCAAAAGGCGGATATGATGCAGACAATGATTGAAAATACTCCCGGTGGGACACAAACTCCCGGCGGTATGGCAGGTCAACCAACCCCTCAACCGGCTCAACCGATCACCCAACCAAACATTCCTAGACCAATGGCAGGGCAAGGATGATAGACGAAGTTTTGGAGAAGTTAGGACTTAAATACGAGGATTTGAACGCAACCGAGCGTGAGACTTTAAACTCTTGGTTGGATGCCCTCGGAAAGAGTCAACTCACTATCGAGTCTATCAAAGGATATGTCTCGGCGATGCGAGATGCAGTCGAGCAAGAACTGGCCAAAGCGGAGTTAAATACCAAACAAGATACTTTTTTGAAAGCAAGGTTGAGAAACTATATGTTATTGGAAGCGTTTTTATCAACGCCGGAGAAGGCAAAAGCAGCGATTGAAAAATCAGTCGCCTCGTTTGCCAGTCGAGTGAAAACTTAGGGAGGTGAGAAAGATGGCCAAGAAAAAGTTTTGGATTGCAGGAGCAATAAAGAAACCGGGTGCGTTAAGAAAAACTGCCGGAGTCAAAAAAGGTCAAAAGATTGCCAAAGGGACTTTGAATAAGTTAGCCAAGAAAAAAGGCACAACCGGCAAAAGAGCAAGGTTAGCAAAGACCTTAGCATCATTTCGTAAGTAAAGGAGAAAATATGCCAGCAGCATTTTTAAACTGTATCAAGAGAGGCGGAAAAGTCAGAACAAAGACTCTTTCCGGCGGTCGTTTTATGCACATCTGTTTCCTCAACGGAAAATCCTATCCCGGAGAAGTAAAAACCAAGAAAAAAGGTAAATAGTTGACTTCCACTAGTTTTAGTGGTTAGTCTTAAAGTGTGAATCCAAACTCTTATTATAAGAACGGAAACAATGCCTAAACACATAAAACCTACTAAAGATGAGATCACCAAAGATCTTGAAAAGACTCAAGAAGATTTGGAGAAACTTGAAGAAACTTCTCCACCTCCCGAAGAAGATGAGCCTGTCGAAGCCGACTCCACCGAGGAAAAAGAAAATGTAGAAGAAACTCCTCTCGAACCAGTCGAAGAAGTCCCCGAAGAAGAACCAGAAGAAGATCTCAAAAAGAAACTATCCGCTTCTGCTCGTGAGGCTCAAGTCCTTTATGCCAAGAACAAGAAGGTCAATGAGGCAATCGAAAGAGCGTCAGGACTTCCCGAACCGACCGAGGAGGATATGAAAAAGGAATATCCCGATTGGGATGTAATGGGAGACTTTGAAAAGAAACTGGCAAAAGATTCCTTTATTAGTACTCGGAGATTTGCAGTCCTTGAAGAAGCGACCAAAGAATTTAGGGACATTGATGCTTGGGCAGAGAGTGTTGATAAGTTTGTTGAAGATCCCAAGACAGTAACCGACAACCCGGCACTTGATGGAAGGTTGGAAGAATTTAAGTTGTTTGCCACCAAGCAAACAAGACGAGGAGTTGACTTTGGGGATCTGGTATCCGCTTTTCTTTACGAGGTCGGCAAGACAGTCAAACCGCCAACCAAAGGCAAAATGTTTGAAGTAGGATCTGGTGGCCTTCACGAAAAGCCAAAGTCTGATAAGATCCCGATTGAGGAAGCAAGAAAGTTGAGAGATACTGATTACAATGAATGGAAACGACTTTTAAGGGAAGGAAAAATCGAAGCCGAGATAATTTAGAGTAATTCTTTTTCTTCTTTTCTATTTTTCTCTCTCTGATATATTTGATAACAGGCACTGCATAATCCTTTACCACCATAAATTCGTGTATTCTCCCGGCAAATTATACATTTTAGGTAATTTTTACTCCATCTACCATTTTTCCTTGTAAAATTACTTTTAAAAGGTTTATAAGTATAGTTTCTTAATCTTTTTGTTCTTGATGAAAGGTGGACTTCAACATGACACAAATGACAAAGTGGCATTAGGTTAGTAGATATGTGATTTCTGCGATCGTAGTCAATGTGGTGGATTAAAGTTGCTTCTCCTCGGCAAATTGTACAACCTTTTTTCATTCTTTTTAAGATTCTTTTGTTTCTATAAAAAGGGGCATAATCAGTTACTATTTGGTGGATTCTTTCTCTAGTAACTCCCATTATCCTACTTATTTCCGCTTGAGTATGATCGTTTGAATATAACATCAAGACTAATTTTTTGTCTAACATAATGAAAATATACCTAAAAAACTTGACATTTGTCAAATTGACATCCGAGAGTTTTAACCCTTATTCTTAATTTAGAAACCTCCAAACCTCATATTGAGCCGGCAAGGGTTTAGAAGAAGGCTCAATAAAATGTCAGCATACGGAACAAAAATAGCAGAAGGCTTTTCACAGAAACTCATGCTTGAGTTTTACGATCAAAACTTAATTGATCGTATTTGTAACCGGGACTATGAGGGAGAGATCAACGGAGTTGGCTCAAAACTCAACATCCTAAACTTCGACAGACTTTCAGAAAAAGTATATGCCAATACAGCATTGGTAGCAGACAGCCTAACAGAAAACAACGCCCAACTGATTATCGACACTTACAAGTCATTCTACTGGAAAGAGAAAACTCTGGCACAATGGCTTTCCTATATTAAGAATCCGCACCCAACAGTTGTTACCCAAGTCGCCAACGAGAGGGCAAAGAATGTTGATACATTCGCACTTGGATTTTACGGCGATGTCGGTGCAGGAAACAGAGTTGGAACAGATTATGTAACCGGTACAGTGACAGTTGATGTCACAACCGGCGCAGTTACCGGATCTGGTACGACTTTTACCGCAGCGATGGTTGGCAAGGGTTTCAAAGCAGCCACCCACACAAAATGGTATCGGGTTAAGTCTTATGCCAGCGCAACCTCAATCGTAATTGAAGATGACCTTGACGACATCGCATCCGCCTATACAGGTGGGGCAGTCGCCGGAGGCACAGCCTACACGATTGAAGCAGCAACCGCAATAACAATCTCAACCACAAACCTTTTGGAAGAAGTTGCAGCATTAAAGTTGAAGTTGGATCAGGCAGAGAAAAATGGTTTCTCAACAGTACCGGACACCGACAGATTCTTGATCGTACCTCCGAATTTCCAGAATGTTTTAGTTAGGGCAACCGGAGTTGCAATCGCAGTCCCGGCAGTTTATGAGGAACTGGTCAAAGCAGGATTCATAACAATGCTTCAAGGTTTCAAAGTATTTCAATCAAACAGACTCACCGGAGACAATACTACTGGATTCCATGTAATTGCAGGACACCCGGCTTGGCTAACATTTGCCGAGAAGGTTCTTCAAGTTACAATGGAGGAAGATCTACCGGGCGACTTTGGAACTGCTTACAAAGACTTATTCGTCTATGGTGCAAAAGTCACCGATGCCAGAAGGCATTTCGCAGTCGAAGGTCTCTGGAAGTTTTAAACCTAAATAGACTAACACGAACAAAGCCAAAAGCCATAAGCCGATGGCTTTTTTTGTTGGGATAGAGAGTTGACACCAACAACCTTTTGGATTTAAATTGAGTTATGGATGGATTACTCTCCGTTGTAATACCCTCAAGAGAAGAAAAGTACCTCAAAAAGACAATTCAAGACATTCTTTCAAAAGCAAACCAAGACATTGAAATAATCGCAATCTTGGACGGCGGATGGTCGGCAATCGAGGAATTTGTCGATGATGAAAGAGTCAAGTACATCCATTACAAACAATCTAGAGGAATGAGAAACGCCATCAACTCCGGCGTGGCCATTTCAAGAGGGGAGTATCTTTTGAAGTGCGATGCCCACTGTATGTTCGCCAAAGGTTTTGATGAGATCCTAAAGGCCGATTGCGCCTATGATTGGGTTGTTGTGCCAAGAAGGTTCGCCCTAGATCCGGAGAATTGGGTAATTAAAGAAAATCCGAAGTACCCGATCGATTATATGTTTCTAAACAGTGAACTCCACGGCGAAGTCTGGACGGATAAGAATAAAGATCCAGACTTAAAAGATAATCTGATTGATGATTTGATGTCGTCTCAAGGATCTTGTTGGATGATGAAGAAGGATTATTTTGAGGATCTTGAACTGTTGGATGAGGCAAACTACGGCCAATTCTGGCAGGAATTTCAAGAGATCGGTCTCAAGTGCTGGTTGTCCGGCGGAAGGGTAGTTGTCAACAAGAAAACTTGGTACGCCCACTGGCACAAGGAATCCTCAAGAGGATACAGTTTGAAAGAAAAAGATCCCGAATTTGTCCAAAAATGGATCTCGAAGAAAGTTTGGCACAAGCAGATCCACGACCTTGATTGGCTAATCAATAAGTTTGCTCCTGTTCCGACATGGACATTACCAAACCAAGAACCCAAACAGAACTGATTGAATACTTTGCCCAACTTGGATTCAAGACTGGCGCAGAAATTGGAGTGGCCAAAGGAAGATTCTCCGAGGTTATGTGCCAGAAGATCCCCGGACTGAAACTTTACTGCATTGATACTTGGGGAGTCTATCCGGGGAATAGGCGAGGCGGTAATACCGCAAGACACGAGGCCAATTATGCGATCGCCAAAGATAGATTGGCCAAATACGATTGTCAGATAATAAGGAAGATGAGTATGGAGGCGGTCAAAGAATTTGAAGATGGATCTTTAGACTTTGTTTTCATTGATGCCAACCATGATTATAAGTATGTTTTGGAGGATATCACCGAGTGGTCAAAGAAAGTCAGGATTGGCGGAATCGTCTCCGGCCATGATTACTATAATTTCCATCATTCGGGAGTAATTGAGGCGGTGTTGGCTTATGCCAGCAACCATTTGATCAAACCTTATTTAACATCGAAGAATAACAGTCCGATCCGGGACGAAAGGCAACCCTGCTATTGGTGGATCAAAGAATAACGGTAATTTACTATACCAGCAACCATTTGGACGAGAAAAACCCATATTTTCTTGAAAACACCAAGAAGCAACTCCTAAAAGCCATCGGGGACTTGCCGATGGTCATTGTTTCCCAGAAACCGACTCTATTCGGAGATAATTCAGAAAATGTCTGTCTCGGAGAGATCGGCAGATCCCATCTTAACCTTTATCGGCAGATCTTGACCGGTGCAAAGGTCGCCAAGACCGAATGGGTGGCGCTTGCCGAAGATGACATCCTTTATTCTTTCGAGCATTTTCATTTCTTCAAATATGTCAAACCGGAGTTTCTCCGGGATGATACCTTCCTTTATGATATGAACAAAGTCTCGATCTTTACTTGGACTGATCCGCCAATGTTTTCTTTCAGGACAAACCGGATGGTAGTCAACCAACTGATTGCGCCGAGGAAAATGCTGATTGAGGCACTTGAGGAGAGGTTTGTGAAACTTGAGGAACTATTAAAATCAAGGCCGGAGGAGAAGATCATCAAGTATTGGGGAGATCCGGGCAGATATGAGGGACTTTTAGGCGTGACAGTCAGGAAAGTCGCCGAGTTTTACTCTTGGATACCGAGTATTGTCTTTAGCCATGAGTTTGCCTATGGATATGAGTTTAATCAAGGCAAGAACAAAAAGAAGGGTGATTTGAGGATAATTGAACTTGCAGATTGGGGACGAGCCGATCAGATAATGCGATTGTATAATAAAGACTATATTATAGGTTTGTTAACTTAACAATTACCTATCTTAACAAATCGACAAATGATTAAAAACAAGTGGGAAGAAGGAAAAGTAGCAGAATTGGCTTTCTGGCGTGATTGGTTGCCAAAGAAAGTTGAGGAGTATCTATATCCAACCCAATTAAGGCATTACTTCGGCGAATTGATCGGAGATAAGAAAGAAGTTGATATTCTGGACTTGGGATCTGGTGTACTTTCAACGATCGGTTATGTTTGGGAAGGAGTCAAAGTCAATCTAACTTTAGCCGATGTCTTAGCAGATGAGTATATGAAACTGCTAAAAGAAATGGATATCAAGCCGATTGTCCCGGTTGAGAAACAGGATATGTCTGATTTATCCTATCCGAGCAACACTTTTGATATAGTCCACTGCCGGAACGCTTTAGACCATACTTACGATCCGTTTGGGGCGATCAAAGAGATGGTCAGGGTTTGCAAACCGGGAGGATGGATTTACTTGGCTCATTTCGTCCACGAAGGCAAGAGACTCGGTTATCGGGGATTCCATCAGTGGAACATTGACGGCGAAGGTGAAGATTGCCTATTTTGGAATAAGGAAAATAGGTTTCTATTGTCAGAATGTGAACCCGGATTCAAAACAGAAGTCCATGAAGGAGGGATTTTAAGCAAAAAACAAAAATGAGTGACTTGGCTTGGGGATCTCACTTACCGATCTTAATAAAGTTAATGAATGTAACCAATGGGGATGTTTTGGAATTGGGGATGGGGGTAAATAGCACCCCATTTTTGCATTGGGCGTGTTATCCTAACAGGAAATTGGTGTCATACGAAAACAATAAGGAATGTTTTGAGTCTTTTAAGAATTATGCGGTTGGTAGACATGAAGTGAATTTCATTGAGGATTGGGATAAGGCGAAGATCGAGTGGCCGTGGAACATCGTCTTGGTTGACCATGCGCCAATGAGTCGGAGACCAATCGAGGTCAAGAGACTGGTCGGTATTGCCGACTATATTATCGTCCATGATACCCAAAAGAATTTCAAAACCTGCAACTTTGATGAACTCTGGCCACTTTTTAAATACCGGTATGATTATATTGCCGGAGGTTATCCCCGGACGACTGTCCTATCTAATTTTATTGATTTGGAGTTTCTAAAATGAAAAAACTTGGAAGGGGAAAAAAGTCAAGAAGTGAGGTAAAAAAAGGAAGGGCAAGATTCCATACTAGAACCAACAAAATCAAGACGATCAAAAAAGCCTTATTAAAAGCCGGAGGACAGGAAGTAGAGAAATTGAAAGAAAGATTGAGGTTTTGGGAGAATCAATGAAAGTCGCAATTATCGGATTTGGACATGTAGGAAAATCAATGAAACAGTTGTTTCCGGATGCTTATGTTTATGATCCGCAGTTGAAGATGGGATCAAAAAAAGATGCCAACGAAGCCGACATCTCCTTTATTTGTGTGCCTTCGCCAACGATCGGTGGGGGGAAACTCGACATCTCAATCGTTGAAGAAGTGGTTGCGTGGTGCAAGTGTCCCTTGATCGTCATCCGATCTACTGTTAATCCGCATGATTGCGATTATCTACATTGTAAATATGGCAAAAAGATAGTATTCCAGCCGGAATTTTTAGGTGAAACTCCAAACCATCCTTTAATTATTGAGAAAAACAACCCATTCCTAGTTATCGGTGGCAAACCAAAAAATAGACGAAAGTTAATTGAATTATATTCTACAGTTTATAATTCTAATGTAATTATTAGGCAGTTGACAAATTATGAAGCCGAGGTTGCTAAATTATCAGAAAATCGTGCCATTGGATTTAAAGTAATGCAATTACACGAACTTTATTTGGTTTGTGAGAAGGCCGGAGTCGATTACTACGCAATTCGAGATACAGTATATGGTGACGATCCTCGATTCAATCTTTGGTTCTCTTTTATTTATCCAGATAAATTAGGATTTGATTCTTCGAAATGTCTTGTAAAGGATATCCCGGCGTGGTGTAGTTGGGCAGAATCAGTCGGATTTGATCCAGAAGTTACAAAATTCTTAGTTAAAAAAAGTAATGATTATAAGGGAATAAAAGTATGAATTTTTTTTATAGATTGGTAAAGTTTTTCTCGATAATCAATAATTTCTTTAGAAAGCAGTTTGGATTTATTTTCTATAATACTTTTTCTAAGTTGAAAGATTATATCTATTTCAGGTTTTTTAATTTTAATATAAGGATAAAGTTGTTTAAGGACGAAAATACATATTTTATTAGATATTTCCCAAGACCAATATCCTCTTTTGCTAAGTTTAGAAGGTTTATGCCAATATATTTTCCCACATTTAAAAAAGTCCACCAACATATCAATAGTTGGTTTATCAATACTGGCAATACTAAGTCTTTCATAAAACACAGGATTCAGACCTCTACTTTTGATCAGATCTTTTTTAATTCCAATATATCCTTCTCCATCCACCAGACCAGCAAGATAGGCAAGCATTTCTTTTTTAGACATATCACCATTTTACAACGGAGAAACAGAAGATGCAATATGATTTAAGTGTGCTTATAGCAGGTCGTAATGAAATGTTTTTCGCCAAGACTGTCGAGGAAGTCTTAACCAATAGACGAGGCAAGACCGAAGTAATTGCCGTTGCCGATGGGAATTGGCCAGATCCGCCGATCAGAGATGATCCGGATGTGATTATGATCTACCATCCGGTTTCCATCGGCCAAAGACAATCGGTCAATGAGGCAGCAAAACTCTCCAGAGCCAAATTCATTATGAAACTGGATGCTCATTGTATGTTGGATGAAGGATTCGATGTCAAATTGATGGCGAATTGCGAATATGACTGGACTGTCATCCCAACTCTCTATAATCTTCACGCTTTTGACTGGAAATGTAACAAATGCGGAAATCAAACCTATCAAGGCCGGACTCCGATCGAATGTGAGAAATGCGACAATAAAACCGACTTTGAAAGAGTAATTATCTGGCAACCTCGGTGGCATCGGAGATCTTACTTTTATAGATTTGATTCAACACTCCACTTTCAGTACTACGGAAGTTATAAGGATAGTAGGGATAATATGGATGGGTTAATTGTAGGATATAATTTATCTTTTGATACGAGAAGCATATCTTCTAGCATCATAAACCTTCTTACAGATCTTGCAAACTCTCATCAACTTACCTGTAGTAGTAATTTTGAGTGGTTTAGGCAAAATGTGTCCTCTGATACAATGTGTTTTCCTTCTGTTAATAATGGGGAGAGCATTGGAGCGGTTAAAGTTGGCGGAATCAGAGACAAGTCTCAAGTGAATGGGATTACAGCAACGCCTATTATTACAGAGGTGGTCAATAACAGGGATATTCTTCCCCCTGCCACGAGGGATACTACTGACAAGCCAAGCGTAAATGACACGATGTGTGAGTGCTTCCTTTCCGAGATAGGTACACCTTCCGTATTCCCCTCCGTCAACTCTACCAATCCAATTCCAACACCCCGAAGAACTATCAATTCTGATGTTATTAAAAAGTTTAATGATATATTGGGAGGAGAGTTCGTCTATAGTGAAAAAACCAAGAGTTTTCATAATGGAAGTGTAACATTAGTAACAGTCCATAACAAGGGGTTAGCAGAAACGATGTCAAACCTCGGCGCTTGCTGGTTTCTTCACCGCCAAAGATATTGGGATATGGACGGATTGGACGAGGAACACGGATCTTGGGGGCAGATGGGAACGGAGATCTCTTGTAAGACTTGGTTATCCGGCGGTCGGCAGGTAACAAACAAAAAGACTTGGTTTTCTCACATGTTCAGGACTCAAGGCGGAGATTTTGGATTTCCTTTTCCTATCTCCGGAAGGCAAGTTGAGCAAGCAAGGAAAAGATCAAGGGAAATGTGGTTTGGTAATAAGTGGCCAAAAGCAATTCATGATATGGATTGGCTGATCGCCAAGTTTGCTCCAGTCCCCGGATGGCCGGATACTACTCCAACCAAAGGGATTGTCTTTTACACCGATAATCAGATCCCTGTAAAGATCGGAAGGGAAGTAAAAAGAAGATTGGTAAAAACAGGATTGCCGATGGTTGTCGTCTCATTAAAACCAACTCTTTCAAGAAGTTTAGTCCAACAATGGAAAAACATTGTCTTACCGCTAAAAAGAGGCAATTTGACAATGTTCAAAGAGATTCTGGCAGGACTTGAAGCATCCGAGGCCGATATTATCTTTTTCTGCGAACATGATGTCCTTTACCATCCATCGCACTTCAAGTTTGTCCCACCCCAAAAGGATAAATTCTACTATAATGAGAATGTCTGGAAGTTGAGAGTCTCCGATGGTCATGCTATTCATTATGATTGCAAACAGACTTCCGGACTTTGCGCCTATCGGGATCTTCTTTTAAAACATTACCGAAAAAGAGTTGAGATGGTTGAGAAAAACGGATTCACAAGGGCGATGGGATTTGAGCCGGGGACTCACAACCGGGCCGAAAGAGTTGATGATTATAAGTCGGAGAGTTGGAAATCGGAATTTCCTAACATTGATCTTCGCCATGACAATAACCTCACCGAAAGCAGATGGTCTCAAAAGCAATTCCGCAGTCAAAGGAATTGCCAGAATTGGATCGAGTCAAAAGAGATTCCCGGATGGGGATTGACCAAAGATATTCTTTCTTATTAGTTGCCTTTAAATAGTTTCCCCCTTTAATCTTTAGGTATGGGCAATTTTCTAAAGCGATTTAGGAATCTTTTTGATCCCAATATCTTAATCTTCTCTAAAGAATGGTTTATCGCCAATCAAGAGTTATTCTTGTGGCTTGTCAATCTCCGGATATGGGGATTTGACCTCGGTAAGAAATTCTTTGGTCTTGATGGTGATAATTCTGCGGTCGGCAAGAGTAAAATCACCAAAATCACCCAAAGTGGAGTCTTTTGGGAAGGCAAGGCAGAATTTAGATCAACACCAAAATTCGGACTTCTTCTCCGCCGGAATCTTTATCCTATCTGGTTTCTTGTCCATACTTGGGACAAATTGATTGCCAATACTTTCCAACCGGCATGGAATTTGGGTTTCGACTCCTTGCAAGTCCTTTCAACCGGCAACGGATCTGGATGGTCTTGGGCGGAAAATGCTAATTGGACAACTCTACAGGCCCAAGCAAGCGGTACTTCTTATGAATTGCCGGCTTCACTCCACGCTTCGGCATTTTGGAAATCAGACGACTTGGTTTTTGGACTTAGGAGAGGATTTATTCCGTTTGATACCAGTAGTTTGCCGGATACGGCAGTTATCACATCTGCAACTTTGTCTTTGTGGACATCGGGGACACCCGATGGTGTTGGTTATAACCTTGCGGTGGTGGCAAGTACCCAAACATCGCCGACCGCCCTTGCCAATGGCGATTACAGCAAAGTCGGCACAACGGATTTCATCACAAGAGTAAATTACACCTCGATTGCTTTAGACCAATACAACGACTTTCCCTTAAATACTGCCGGAAAGGCAGCGATCTCAAAGGTCGGATATACCCAACTTGCGATCAGGGAAGGCGCTCACGATGCCGACAATGCGACTCCGGGAACAGGTGGAGGTTATTATATTTGTCATTCAGGATCGGTGACAGGTAAAGAACCGAAATTGGTTGTCAATTATTATGGAGTTTCAGCATCGGCCTCACCTTCAATCACGCCATCGGCATCGGAGTCATTATCACCATCGGTCAGTGAAAGTCTTTCACCATCCTTATCGCCTTCGGTCTCGGAGAGTGTATCAGAATCGTTGTCTCCTTCGGTTTCCGAATCGGTAAGTGAATCCCGATCGGAAAGTGCCAGTGAAAGTCTTTCAGAATCCCTATCAGAATCGGTATCCGAGTCTTTGAGTGAATCCGTCTCTGAATCTGCATCCCCATCACCTTCGGCATCGGAATCTGTCAGTGAATCTCTCTCGGAATCAGCATCGGAGTCAGTTTCGGAGTCAGTCTCGGAGTCCGCCTCGCCCTCACCAAGCGCATCGGAATCGATCAGTGAGTCACTTTCTGAATCGTTGTCGCCTTCAATATCAGAATCCCTATCGGAAAGTATCTCCGAATCAGCATCGGAGTCTTTATCACCATCATTATCCGAGTCTGTTTCAGAATCATTATCAGAATCTCTAAGTGAGTCAGTTTCCGAATCGGTCAGTGAATCCGCCAGTCCCTCACCCTCGGCCTCCGAGTCAGTATCGGAGTCCTTATCGCCAAGTATTTCAGAGTCACTATCGCCGTCATTGTCAGAATCCGTTTCGGAGTCCCTAAGTCCATCGGTTTCCGAATCCCGATCCCCTTCGGTTTCAGAGTCATTGTCGGAAAGTCTTAGTCCGTCTTTATCCGAATCTGTTTCAGAGTCTCTTTCACCATCCTTGTCGCCTTCGCCATCGGCCTCGGAGTCTATTAGTGAATCATTATCGGAAAGTATTTCCGAATCTTTATCACCATCGGTGTCAGTCTCATTGTCAGAATCAGTCAGTGAGTCCGCATCGGAATCACCAAGCGCTTCGGAATCTGTTTCAGAATCTTTGAGTGAGTCGGTTTCGGTCTCACTTAGTCCTAGTGTTTCGGAATCTGTATCCGAAAGTTTGAGTGAATCGTTATCACCATCGGTTTCAGAGTCCCTATCGAAATCCATATCCGAATCCATTAGTGAATCCCTATCAGAATCAGTTTCCGAATCCGCCTCGCCATCTCCTAGTGCATCGGAATCTGTATCCGAAAGTTTGAGTCCCTCGGTGTCCGAATCTTTGTCACCTTCGGTAAGTGAATCTGTTTCGGAAAGTCTAAGTCCATCTTTATCGGAATCTCTCTCCGAATCACTTAGTGAATCTCTTTCACCTTCACCAAGTGCCTCGGAGTCAGTATCCGAGTCACTAAGTCCCTCACTTTCGGAATCGGTTAGTGAATCACTTTCGCCGTCTATTTCGGTCTCGTTGAGTCCTTCTGTTTCCGAGTCGGTATCAGAGAGTGTATCCGAATCCGTTTCGGAAAGTTTGTCACCCTCATTAAGTCCTTCACCTAGTGCATCTGAATCTCTAAGTGAATCGGTATCTGAAAGCGTATCGGAATCCTTGAGTCCTTCGATTTCCGGATCTTTATCAGAATCCCGGTCGCCCTCGGTATCCGAGAGTGTATCGGAATCATTGAGTCCATCGGTCAGTGAATCGTTGTCGGAATCCCTCTCACCTTCGCCTAGTGCATCCGAGTCTGTATCTGAATCTTTATCAGAAAGTGTCTCCGAATCCCTAAGTCCTTCTATATCCGAATCTTTGTCGGTCTCGTTGTCGCCATCAGTTTCGGAATCTTTAAGTCTAAGTGTCTCCGAATCTTTGTCGGAGTCGGTCAGTGAATCAGCATCAGAATCATTATCGGAGTCGGTCAGTGAATCAGCATCAGAATCACCTAGTGCCTCGGAGTCCATCAGCGAATCTCTATCAGAATCCGTAAGCGAATCTGTATCGGAGTCCTTATCACCTTCGGTATCAGAAAGTCTATCGCCATCAGTTTCCGAGTCGGTGTCGGAAAGTTTATCCGAATCTCTATCAGAATCGGTTTCCGAGTCCGCAAGTGAATCACCCTCGGCATCTGAATCTGTCAGCGAATCCCTTTCAGAGTCAGTTAGTGAATCGTTGAGTGAATCGGTTTCAGAAAGTGTGTCGGAG